CCAAAGAAAGTCTCTTTAAACTCTTGTAATCTAATATTAGCTATATCATTAGCAAATTCATTAACTCCTTCATCAGAATCTTCGTAAATCTTAACAGCGCCTTTATCATCTACAAATTCATATTCTGAATTTAAATGCATTTTATTAACTACTGATTTATCAGCAGCTAACTCAAGACGAGTTTTAATGATATTACCTTCTTCATCAATCTGATTACCATTGGCATCTACTGTAGGAGCTTCTTCAGGAGCTTGTAGCTTTTCATAAATCTCAGCAGCAGTCTTAATAACTTGACCATCTGCATCTATAATATTACCACTTTCGTCAAAGCTTTCCCCTTTATAAGAGTTAAGGAGTCTTTGACGTACACCTTTTTGAGCGTCATTTAAACCATCAACATTGTTATAAGATTTAAGAAGATTTACAATTTTATCTTCACTAGATAAATTAGAATCATCTTCCTCTTCTTCACCACTGTTGTTGTTATCTCCGCCTTCATTAGGCTTAGGAGTAGGTTTAGGTGTATCTGGTTTAGGCTTCCCACCTTCACCATCTTTGTTCTTATCAGCATCAGGCTTATTATTCTGACTAGAATAATCTTCATGGTCTGAACCAACGCCTGTTCCTAATACATCGTCTATTGACGGTACAAATTCTTCTTCCATAACTTATGATTGTTTTACGGGTTTATTCATTTGTTTAATCTTTGCAGAGGTTTCTTTCTCTTTACGAGCTTGATCTCTTTGGCTTAAATTTAAATTCGCATTATCAACTCTAATCTTATGGTCATTCATACGTCTATCTTCATAGTCGTCTTTACCATTATCATTAGTGTCTTCTCTACCGTTATCTCTTCCACCTTCACCAATTAGTTTAGAATCAATAGCAGTATCATATTTTCTATCAGCTTCATAGATTTTAACATCTCTATCAGCTTGTTCACTTTCTCGTTTAGCTTGCTCTATAGCAGCATTGTTTTCATTAGTTTCTCTAGCAAGAGCTTCTTCTCTTTGTTTAGCTAGTTCTTCCATCTGCATTATAACCTCTTTACCTTTAGTAAAGTTTCTAGTATCGAGAATCTCCATTAACAACCCTGTCATACCGCCATTTTGAGCCAATGAAAAGGCATACTCCTGTAATGCGCTCATTTTCTCCCCTTCTCCTGAACTGTTTTTGCAGAATACACCGTATGAAGTCTCTAACCTATAAAGAGCATCATCAGGATTGATTTGTAAGAACGCCTGTCTTTGTTGACTATTAATGTATTTACCTTTCTTACCATTAATATAGGCTAATTTAGATAAATCCAAAAGACCTTCATAATCTTTTTCTTGAAATTTTTCAAACCTACGATTAAGTTCCTCACTAATAATGGCACTTCTGAATATAGCTTGTTCAGTAACACCCTTACCATCACTAGCTTGAGTATCACCGTAACGCTGTCTATTCATACCAATAGCTTCCCACCAATTGTATTTAATACTATCAGCAATATTAGATAAGTCATTAATATAACTACTAAGACCCATATCCAATACTTTAATAGCTTGCATACTGAAACTAGCACCTGACGCAGATTCATCAACAACAGCTAGACCTTGAGCATCACTAAAGTATAAGAATTTTTCTTCATCCCAACCTCTTTTACCTTTAGGTATAAGACCTTCAGGCATAACAAGAATTTTATCTTTATTCTTATTAATAGTTTTTTCTCTTTGATAAGAAACAACATTATAAAGAACTTGATAAGGAATACCAGCTTTCATAATACTTTTAATAGACCCATTATGTCCTTCTTCAATTCTACCATTATAAGGTAGTTTTTGTTTAGAACTATTATTTAAGTCCATTCTATTATATTCAAGAGGTTCAATTCCAAATTTAAACTTACCTCCTAAATCATACCCTTCCCATACTTGACTTTGCCATTCCCATTCAATAGATACATCTCCAAACTCTTCATTAAGTTTATAAGTCTCATCTACTTCTCTAGTTTGAATTTGCCCACCTAAGTCTCTATAAGTAAGAATACCTACTTTTCTCCAACTTCTCCATACAACGTGATACAATACAATACCATCAGCATCGTCTAAAAGACTATACCTACGATAATCCATATCACTACTGATATGTTGAGAAGGTAGAATAATATAACCTTGTTCACCTCTAGCATTATCCTTAGCATCTTCACCTGATAACCAATCAATAGCTTCTTTAGGAAGCTTCTTTCTATATTGGTCTAGAATCTGAAAAGGTTGGAGAACCCTTCTACGGACTGCCCAACCTCTATCTTCAATGAAGTTACTAGAACCTCTAGCACAAACAAATTCCCTAGCAGGAACATGATCGAACTCTATGTCATTATGGAATATACCTTTATAAGTAACAGCACGACCATATTTAATATAGTCTTCATAAATATCCTGATACTTATCGTCTAAATCTTTTTCGTAATTAATAAAGTCTAAAGTCTCTTGACCTGTAATAACTCTATTTTCATCGAAGTTGCGTTTGTAAGTAGATTCAACTTCTTCTCGACTACCTTGTTCTACAGATTCCTGACCTGTAGGAACACCTAAAGCATTAAGCTCATTAATAGTCTCTTGTACGTAGTAGTTTTCAATAACCCTATTTAAACCTTCTTTATAAAGATTCTCTTCAATAGGATTACTATCTATAACCTGAACATTTTTATAACGTTTACCAAACTCTCCTAAATATAAATCTCTAACAGGAGATAAAATATTTAAATTTCTAAGTTTAGCACCAAAACGTTTATACTGTTCAATTTCAGTATTAAGAGGGTTAAGAATATGATTATAATCATTATCATTAATATCCCCATCAACATATCTGTCAATCTGGTCTATTTCAGAACTATAATTATTAAAGCCAGCACCTTGTATAAGATACTCAACACAATCCTCTCCCCAAGTACTATCAGTATCGGGATTCCTCTTTAGCTTTTCTGCTAATGAAAGTTTTTGAATTGGAAAGTTGTACATTAAAATAGAGGTCTATTAAAAACGTTGTTAGGTGTCATTGGCTTTGATTGCTGTGGCACGATCTCTTGGAACAGCATTTCTCTATCGTCGAACATTCCTACTATTAAGGTAGAAACGCTATCGAAGTTACCCTTCATATTGAATTTGAGCAACTCCCTCAATAGCCTTTGGCTATAAATATAATGTAAATTTAGGGATTGATTCTCTTTTGTTGCTATTTGTTCATCACTATTTTGCGTACCACGCTTAACTAATAACCAGTCCTTACTATATATAACCCCCGATTCTTTTCTAGCACCTTGAATAGATATACCTTTTTTCCTAGCCGATTTATTATTAACATGCTCTTTCTTAGCTAAACTTTCAGGCTCATCAGCAAGCATGTGAAGAAGTTTATGTCTCTTAGCATAATTGAAAACATCGCCCCTATCATTTTCAAATTGTATAACAGCATTATAGTACATAGCTAGTTTGAACATAATATCATTATACTCATCAGTAGTCTCTGGCCTACCAACAAACTCTGCGACTATCCTATCTCCAAATCCGGGGGTAAAATTATTAGTAACCTCATAAACGTGTGTAACCCCTAACGAATCTCTACCCGTAATATCCTCTTCATTCTTAGGCAATGCATAAGGGTCATGTCTAATTCTATAAAGATTATCAGGAATATTATTATTCTTATCTCTATGAGGATGTTTATAAATAGTAACACAACCATGAGGGTCATCTCCTTTCTTTAAAGGGAAATTCAATACAGGTGGATGGAAGTGTTTAAGCTCTTCTTCATCCATAAAGATAGTATCCTTAAATATAATCTTACCTTTATCATTAGTAACTAAGTTACCATGTCTAGTTAAAGCAGCAATCTCAGGGTCTCTTAAAACTCTTCTTAATTGTTGTTCTAATTCAACACTAGGGAATATATTATTATTACTTCTACTAAACGCTTCTTTAGGACAATATGGCTCTTCCATCATATAGTCACTAAGAGTAGTAGCTACCCTAGACTTCTTACGCTTAGCTCTTTCACGGTCTTCAAATTGAACAGCTCCTCTAACATCACTATTACCATGAACATCAAAGAATC